TTCATTGTTGACAAGATTGACTATCTGAACGGAAAATAATGAAAAGTATTATGGTGGTGTGGCATAATGGTCACACCACCATTTTGGAGTTTTAGTATGAGAATCCTCACAGAAGAGAATAAGTGTTTTTTGATGAACGAACTACCAACCGAGCCGGTTGATCTTCGTTACAGTGTTTTGGATTATAGCAATCAGCAGAACGTTGACTATTTTTTCATTCCCCTCATCTTTCTTGAAACTTTCTCCGCACCAGCGGCAGATTTGAAGATCGGTCCATACCGAATTCAAATGCCTCTGGATTGGAGTGTGGTCGTTGGTGATAAAAACCTTGGCGATTTGGAGATCATCTCCATCACACACTTGAACGACCGCGAGTTTCAAACGTTCTGTTTCAATCCCATCAACGGATACCGCCCTGAGTTCCATACCATTGAAATTGTCAACGTATATCCTGACATTAAGTGGTATTTCCCCAAGCTCAAGTACGGCCACATCCTCTCCGTTCCCCTCTCTGAACACGGTACTACCCGCACGATTCAACGTGGTACAACCGGGGCTTCATTTCAAAGCACCGATCTTCCTTGTGCATTTTTCGTCAAGGAAGTGAACAAACTGCCGGAAGTTCTTGATATTACGAAGTTGTTCTAATGACTGATACGGATGAGTGGAAATGGATTAAGCTGTGCGCCGCAGTTATTGCGGGGATTGGAGCCGCGATAGCACTTGTAACCATAGGAGCGTTAATGCTATGAAGGATTGGCTGGATGAACACCGCTGGTCGCTCAGTAAGGCGATCAAATGGGCTGCAATTGAAATTGTGGTGGTTGCAGTAGGTGTATTGGTTATTGCAATTATTGTTTCGTAAACGAAAAAGCCCCGCCGAAGCGGGGCTTTCTCTTAAGCGAGTGGAAGGTTGGCTTCGCCTGCCTGAGAGGCGGCTACATCCTTGTTCCAGCGATAGACACCACCGTTGTAGGTCTTTACAACCTTGCTGTTGACAGCGCGTGCATATTCAGTACCACCACCGAAAACGGAAACAGCGATACGGGCCTGACCAGCAGCGGTTACAGGACCATCCTGAAGGTACACTTCACCCTCAACGGTGCCATCGGAAACCTTGAAGCGGCGCGGGCTGATTTGCTTGACGATCCAAACAGTGTTCGGGGCGGAAGCAGAAGCAGCACCGGAAATCCAAGCCTCAGAAAGCACCAACTGCTTGCCAGCGGCGGATGGATTGCCGAACAGAGACTTCTTGAGTGGTCTTCCCATTGTAGTTCTCCTAAGCGAAAAAAATTGACTGTTAGCTACAAGTTATTTATCATCGTCTTTGTATTTAGAAGGATTTAGGTTATATGGCGGAAAAACCAAAGCTTGATATTTTCAGAACATTGTCCGCGATTGACCGAAACGACAAGAATTTCTTTCGTAATCTAACGGAAGAAGAACAGAAGGCATTCGCGCCCGTAGTGGTTATGCGATGGCTTTCCGCAGTTTCGGACAAGAGTGGTCTATCGGAATACTATACGGTAATGACCAATGATGTGGTCAATACTGGTTTCTGGGACTTGGCAAAGCACCCTCATCTTCAATATCTTTTGATGACGCTCGTTGGGTCTGGTAAGAGCCAGAAACACGAGTGGATTCCGATGGTGAAGAAGGAGAAAAAGTGGAAGCTTCAGGAGCTATTCCGTCGCCGCTACCCAGGAGCTTCGGATGATGAGGTTGACATTCTCCTCACGGTTTCCAGTGAGGAAGACATTGCCCAACTGGCCCGTGATTACGGCCAGGAGGACAAGGAAGTTGACACTCTCGTTAAAGAATTCCGTTCAATCAAGAAGCTGTTGAAATGACCGCATCCGCGCGTAAGAAGAAGACCAACATCACGGTTCTGACTCCCGTGGAGGAGAAATTCCACTGCCCGTACTGCAAGAAGGATTTCTTGCGCGAAAACTCGCTCATCAACCATATGTGCGAGAAGAAGCGCCGCTTTCTCAACAAGGATGAGAAGTACGTCAAGCTTGGCTTCTTGGCCTATCAGAAGTTTTACGCCATCCAATACAGTGGGAGGAAAGTGCCCACCTATGAGGATTTCAGCAACTCTAAATTCTACACATCCTTCACGGCATTTGGCCGTTACATCCTTGACGTAAACGCCCTCCGACCAGAAGGGTTCATTGAGTTTGTCATCAAGACTGGCGTTCCCCTGAAGAACTGGACCCTGCCGGTCGTCTACGAGACGTATGTACGCGAGTTGACGAAGAAGATGACACCCGAGATGGCTCTTGAGCAAGGTATCCTCTTGGCCCAGCAGTGGAGCCAGGAAAGTGCTGAACCGTGGAATGATTTCTTCCGCAAGATTCACCCCAACCTTGCCGTACAGTGGATTCGCACCGGGCGTATCAACCCGTGGTTCCTCTATGCCGCACCGTCCAGCAAAGACCTCTTTGACCGGATGAGCGACGAACAGATGGGCCTTGTCAGCGAATATCTGGACCCGAAGGTGTGGAAAGCACGAATGAAGGTCCATAAGAGTGATTTTGATTGGGTGAGAAAACAACTGGTGGAGGCCGGTCTATGAGTGATGATGATTTTGACCTTTCGGATATGTTTGCCGACGAAGGCCCAAAGAAGCCCGCGAAAGCCTATCAGCAACTTGCTGGTCTGAAGCTCGCGGGCGCACATATGCAGCGACTTCAGTTGGGAGATAAGGATGTTGACGTTCCCACATTCCCATATGTGAAGTCGTTGGAAGACCAAGTGAGAGAGCTTCGCAAGGAGCTTCGTCAGGCGGAAAACTTGTTGCAACGACTCGCCAAGGCGCTCAACAAAGCCAATAATGATATGCGGGATATGAAATTTGATATTAGCCGCAAAATGGATGCCAACGACTACTAAGGAATGAAAGATGGCGACTACGGTTTTGATGGACGACCACGTTCAAAATAAGCATTACCATTTGGTTTTCACACAGAAAGAAATGGTAATGATTGACACGCATTGGAAAGACGAGGACAAACTACTGGTTGGTTTGATGCACACAAAGGCATTTGAAGATTGTACGCGCTGGTGCGATCTTTCACCGTTGCAATATCAGCTTCTTGTGTCGCGGAACATCTCAAAATTGGATGATCTAAGCGAAGCACAGCAGATGGATGAGAATAATGAGACGGTAAAAAGTCTGCATTTTCTCATCACCGGACTTATTAAATGTCTGGAAGGGGTCACTGATGCAAACATTGATCTTTTGCGTATTGAGCGTATCAGTCAAGACGTTGTGAATTTTTCACATCACGCCAGCGTATCACTTCAGTTGGGTGGGGGTAAAGCACCTCAGAGTGAAAAAGCTACTCCATTCAAGATTGTAGTTGACAATACAAAATGAGTAGTGGTATCACGTATACGGCAGCAAGTTTTACTGCCCCACCATCGCCCCAGATTGGTACTGTCTATTTTGACCAGACCGAGGGGCTATACAAGATTTACACGGCAACTGGTTGGTCGGTTATTTCACAGGAAACAGAAGACCCCACCGGACCAATCCGTGAACTTCTCGCCAGCAGTGTAGATATTGATGATCCATTCATCGCGGAAGTGCGCGATGAATTGTTAATGAGGCTTAAACTCATTGCCGAAGACAAACCAATGGATGAATTCCAGTCCAACCCCTGGTATGCACCGGCTGGTCTTACTCGTGGATTAATGACACCCTCTTGGTGCAAGGAAAATGATGACACAGATGATTGATGGCACGAGTCCAAAAAGTATAGTGGAAGAAATATATAGGTTGCGTGCAGAACAGGATGTTTATGCACGCGAGCAAAAATACATTAAAGAATTGGGTTATCAGAAAGATTACTATAAGAGGCAACTGGTAAATATTGCCCTCAATAGCTCTGACCCATTCATCACTGAGGCGTTGAACGAGCTATTGATGCGGGTAAAGATGGTCACCACTGACCTCCCTCCCGATCCAACAACGGCAATGCAACGCTTCCGTAAGGAATTCTTGCAGGCATCCCAACAGCATCTCTCGATGCGAGAAAAGATGAGAATTGCTGGTGTGGATTATGGCTCCGCTATTGCTGATCTTTTGGACGAGGAGAAGAAAAATGGACGTTGACATTGACTTTGCCGACCGCCAGAAAATTCTTGATTTGGTTCATCACATTCCTGCGTCCACCCTTCAGAACGGAAATTTGATGAAGCACGTTTGCGGGGTTTATTTTCAAGAGATGCCGATTGATCCGGTTACTGGTCTTGCGTCCATACCGGCAGATACCGCAGAGAACAGGGGTTGGTTCAAGATTGATTTTCTCAATCTGACGGTTTATCAAGATGTCAGGGATGAAGAGCACTTGGATGAGTTGTTGGCCCGCGAACCAATGTGGGAGTTTTTGGAAGATGAGAGTTTTGTAAACCAACTCATCCATTTGAACGGGCATTATGCTCTCCTTCAGGTTACAAAACCCCGTTCAATTTATGAGTTGGCGGTTACTTTGGCACTTCGTCTCCCATCGAAGCGTCATCTGGTTGGTCAACCGAAGGCCATCCTTGAGAGAGATATTTGGAAACCAACGTCTGAATATTACTTCAAGAAAGCACACGCCATCGCATACGCACACGTCGTTGTCGTGAATATGAATCTTCTGGTTGAAAAGGCACTTACAAGTGACTGATGACTTTGTGGAATGGCTGTTGAAGTATGAGTGGTTCGGGAATCTTCCTTCGCCACTCAAATGTTTTTTGAAGCAGGAGTTTGACAAGTACGTGGCTATGGGGTGGGATAGCATCCTGAAACGACACGAGATGTGGGAGCGGGAGAGAGGTTTTTTTGGTTATCTTTCCGGGTGCTATGAAAATTTCACCCTGTTGAACGAACCAGCAGCTAACCCCCATATGGAGATGGTGTGTTGGCTGTTCAGGGAAGCAAAAAACCGCACTTCTCCTGATGGTTGGCCTGATGCCAATACGGACGACAATCTCTTTTTGGGAGTGTGGTTTAGATGGATGCTGCGTGAACACGCGGAAGAGGTTGGGGCCTTGCGATGGTATGAGGATGTTGAGTTTCCTGAAGGCATCCTTACACCAGATGATCTTTAGTCAATTTTCCTCACAAGCTGAATCTGACGGCGCTTCACGCGCTTCGTCATCACATCCTGAAGGCTCACGCTTGGTCCTGCCAAAATCTCAAAATCCTTGCGAATAAATGTCTTCAAGAATGGTCGGAAAATGCTCCACCGTTCCCCGAGGAAAATATTGATAGGAATTTGACGATGGCTTTCCCACCACCATTCCTCTCCCAATGCCAGGAAGCCCTTGCGAAGCTCCGCATCCGTAATCTGGTTGTAGACGTACATAGACAGAATCAAGCTGTCTGAATTGCCGACAATGCCAATGTAGTCTTGGTCCAGATACTTCCCGACTGTCAAGAATGGGAACTTCTCTGTAATTTTCCTTACTGAATCTTCCATATCACACGCATAAATAGTTAATAGGCCCACTATATTTATTATGGTGGTATTTAACATTATTTCGGGATTTAATGGCAAATGAGCGCATCAGTCTACCAGCTAAATCAAAAAATTGGCCTGACCACCCTTCAGGACGGCGTTCCTAACTTCAATATGCCGATGAACGGAAGTGATTTCCGTCTATATAGGGGCGTACAGTGTGAAGTAGAGTTCACGGTTCGCAATGTAGACCGCAAGCCGATCAACCTTCAGGGAAAAACTCTGATGGCATCCCTTATTGACGAATCCAATGGTGAAACCCTTCTAATGAGGGATTTGGAGATCGTGAACGCCCAAAAGGGTAAAGCGAAACTTGTTATTACTCCCGTGGATACCGTTGACTGGCAATTGGGTGTTCATAACTACAGTATTGTAGTCACAAATGAAGATGGTAGTCAATCTCTTTTGTATATGGACGAAAACTTCAAAGGTGTTGGACACTTCCAGATCGGAGATGCTGCACTTCCTCACGTTATTGAAGCCCAGGAGGTTACAACGTTCACTCCGGTATCCCGCCATTATAATGAGGGGACGTATTACGTCAGTAGCACGCTTGAGGGCAGCAGTATGGCGGCGTACATCAACACGGTTCATACCCTTGCCGTCTATGCAGAAAATTTCACTGGAAAGTTCTGGGTGGAGGCGGCCATCACCACTGAGATTCCGCGCGAAGAAGATTGGTTCATTGTTGATCTTTTTCCAGACAGTTCCGAGTGGCAAGTGGTTGGGTTCTCTGGGTTGGAACCGTTTACCATTGATGCCTGTATTATGTGGGTTCGTTTCGTCTATCAACCAGCCCCAAATAACCAGGGAAAGATTACGAAGATTCTCTACAAGAATTGATACGGAATTTTGACGCCGAAGGGTCAGTCATCGTATCATTGACTTGTAATATCTTCGTCTGGTGGGCTATGAACGAAAACATCGTATACGACTTTCTCAATTCCCTTTTGCCTCTTAATCGTAAACACACACCAAGCGGTTGGACTTCATTCAATGGTCCCTGCTGTATTCATAATGGTGCCCAGCGAGGTGACAAGAAAAAACGTGCTGGATTGATTATGAATCTTGATGGGCACGTAACCTATCACTGTTTCAACTGTGGTTTCAAGGCAGCGTACACGCAGGGAAAACCCCTGAGTGGAAATATGCGAAAGCTATTTGGTTGGTTTGGGGCAACTGATGATGAGATCAAGAAAGTTGTTTTCAAGCTGTTCCAAATGAACACCGCGCTTGAAGCGGAAGACCCCACTCATACGCACCAGACACACCACATTTTCTCCGTTGATTTTAAGGAAACTCCTATGCCGAAGGGTGCCAAACCTTTCAGCTATTGGGCTGGCCTTGAACTAATCAATCAGGATTTTCTCGCGGTTGCCAATTATGTGGCTGGACGCGGAGATGAGATTTTCAACCATCATCGTGAGTATTGGTGGACCCCAGACAAGGGGCACAATATGCACAAGAGAGTCATCATCCCGTTCTACTGGCGGAATAAGATTGTTGGATGGACGTGTCGTACCATTGATCCAAAGGAAAAAAATCGGTACTACTCCGAACAGCAGCCGAATTACTTGTATAATAACGAAGCAATGTTTGCACCAGAGAGAAAGTTTATCCTTCTGGTGGAAGGACCGTTCGACGCCATTTCAATTGATGGTGTGGCGACCTTGGGTGCAAAAATCTCCAAGCAGCAGATTGATTGGCTAAACCGTTCCGGTAAGGAGATCATCGTGGTTCCCGACCGTGACCTTCGTAGCCGAACGCTTGTTGATGCCGCGATGGAAAATGGGTGGGCAGTCTCCTACCCTTGGGGGAAGTCATTTGACAAGTGGGACCGCGAGATTAAAGACGCGGCTGATGCTGTAAAAAAATATGGCCGTCTATACACAGTTCGCACTATTATTGAGAATAAGACGGCTAATAAAGTCAAGATAGAGACGTACTTCAATATGCTGAAAAGCAAAGTAGTCGTAAAGGGATGAGATGAAAGATACTGAAAATAAGGTTACTGATTACAACGACGAGCTTCAGAGACTATTCCTACAGATTATGATTTCAGAGCCGGAATTGTATACCCGGTGCCAGAATATTGTACGAGATAGTTATTTTAGTTCACGTTTGCGCAAGACAGTAAGGTTCATTCAAGAATATTCGGAAGAATACAAGTCAGTCCCGTCTCCACAGCAAATCAAGGCTCTGACTGGCGAAGCCGTGGAAGCCGTTACTGTGTCTCGGGACACTGGCGATTGGTTCCTACACGAGATTGAAGCTTTTTGTCGCCACAAGGAAATTGAATCCATCATTGTTGATGGGCCTGATGTACTCGCGCAGGGTCATTATTCCACCCTGGAAGAACGCATCAAGAAAGCAATGACAATTACCTTGCAGAAGGATTTGGGCACTGATTACTTCGCTGATCCTCGCGCTCGTTTGGAGAAGGTAAGAGAGAACCAGAAGCCAATTTCCACTGGTTGGAAATACGTGGATGAAAAGCTTTATGGTGGTTGGGGTCGTAAGACCCTGAACATTTTTGCTGGTCAGCCGGGTGCTGGTAAGTCTTTGTTTCTTCAGAACATCTCCCTCAACTATATGGAGATGGGGTTGAACGTCGTTTACATCACCTTGGAGCTTTCTGAGGAATTGGTGTCAATGCGGTTTGACGGTATGGTTGCCGAATTTCCAATGAAGGAAATCTTCAAAAATCTGGATGAGGTTGAGCTAAAGGTTGCCACCTACAAGAAGGTCAAGAAGCCAGGAAGCCTCCGTATCAAGAAGTTGCCCGAAGGTGGTACGAATACAAATGACATTCGCGCGTTCTTGAAGGAATATGAGATTCAGACTGGCATCCGCCCAGATGTGGTGGCTGTTGACTATCTGGACCTTGTAGCTCCGAATAACAAGAAGATTAATCCAACGGATTTGTTCGTTAAGGACAAATTTGTGTCAGAAGAATTGCGTGCCCTGTCATTTGAGCTTGATTGCATTTTGGTGACAGCATCTCAGTTGAACCGTGGTTCGTCTGAAGTGGTTGAATTTGATATGAGTCATATTGCCGGTGGTATTTCTAAGTTGAACACCGCAGATAATCTCATCGCCATTATGGGTACACCATCTATGCGCGAGCAAGGACAATATCAGCTACAGTTCCTCAAGACACGTTCATCCGCTGGTGTCGGTTCTAAGGTTAACCTCAAGTTTGACGTGCGTACACTTCGTATCACGGACCACGATGACGAAGATGGCGATTATCGGGCATCCAGCCGCGATAGTCTGGAAAACAAATTGAAGAACCATATCAGCAGTACAACGGTTGCTAAAGTGGGCCAGTCGGCACTTGCAAACACCAATGCTACCGTTATTCAGAATGGTGCGAATATCCGCGACCGTCTAAAAAGCATTACAGATAACTAACGTAATAAATATAAGATGTTAAGTTGGTGGAGTCTGTGATGCTAACTCACGTTGATGAGATGCGAAAATTCATTGAGGTGTCTCGGGAGGAGCGTATGCGCGCTCTTCTTGAGGCATACGTGAATCCGCAGCCTGCCCCAGCCGTGGAGCTTCCGCCTCCACCTGACAAATCAGTTGAGATGTTGGCTGAACTGAAAGACTTGATCGCAAGGCTACAGAGTTATCAGGAGCTTGCTGACAACCAAGATTACGCAATGGGCGTTGAGGTTGGATTGCAAATGGCTTCGGAAATGATCGAGCACATCATTCACAAGTATCAGGATTCAGGAGAGTGACCGTGGATAGAAAAATTGCCGGTATTTTGGAGGAACTGGACCGTTTTGTTCCCGAGCGTGACAAGCACGTTGTCATTGAAGCTCGGGCACGTAATGTGGTAGGTGCCGCCATTAACCTCCTTTCCCTTATTCGTGAATCATTCTCCGATGAGGAAGCGGATGAACTTACTCGCCGTCTTCTGAATTCAATTAAGGG